GCCAAGGCTACAGCAATCCGCAGCGAGAAGCAGACTTGGTATGCAATTTGTCAAGATAAAGCGGACGCCACGAAAGAAAACATGACGCCCGCTAGTTCATATGTACTCAAGAAGTGAGTGGAACCACCCCCATCTTGAGTAGGTTTAGTTGTTATCGTTATAACTGACGTTTATTGAGATTCTAAATACCAATCGTATTTGTCAATCATCTTTTCACAGCGTTGGCAACTTAATGCTGACCAAGCAAAGTGATAGACAGTAGTAATGAAAGAGCAGGCAGGACAGGTAATATCTTTACCTGCCTTACCTGCTCTCGTGGTTTTCTGAACTTTCTCCACGTTTAATCCTTCAACCAACCGGTGTTACGGAGGTATTCAGTCCTGGTGGAGTCCAGTTCATAGTTATCAGCTGGAGGAGTTTCAGGAGTCCATGTCCAATGAGTACAGTTGTACTCCTCGATCATCTCCTGGACTTCCTCCAGCTTTGTAATGATCCAGCCTGATTTCCTGGAGAAAAACAGGATATCGCCATAGGGATCGGCATCCTTCTCCGTAGGCATCGAGTCAGGCTGGAGCTTAAAGAGATTCTTAGGGATAGCCATGGTTGGTGCAGGCAGAGAGATCATTCGTAGTGAGGACGCGTAAGTGGATAGACCTGAGCGTAGCCCTGGCTTAAGCAGATGTCGAAAGTGTCGTCTTCGAACTCTTCCGTGCTGTACTTCTCGTGGAGTTCGTGGAGAACCCTGATGGCTTGCGGGCGCGAGAAGATGCAGACGGTTTCGATTGGATAACCCGCTCGGAAGGTCCATCCGCCTTCTTCTGGACCACCGAAGTTGTCCCAGACTTGGTGGACCGTGATCGTGGTCGGCTCACTTTCGTATTCGGTGTAGCGGTCGTACCACTCTCCGAAACGTTCAGTTCTTTCGATTGGGGTTTCGTTACCCCAGCAGGTGAGGGTGTGCATAGGTTGATGAGAGTTGCAATGAAGAACATGATCACAACAATGACCAGTTCGACAGGGTGGAGGTCTTGAAGAGATTTGTTCATGGTTCATAGATGGTAAAGGAAATGAGAAGGAAGGGATGTTGAATCTGTATGAATTGATACAACGCTCCCTTCTTGAGAAGCTCAACAAGTTACCAAGAACTGTTGTAATAAACAGTGTGGTTATTGTTGAGCGCTACCTTCGCACGGGAACAGAAGGTGAGGTCTTTCCACTTGTATTCATTGTCGGCTTTCTCACCGAAGAAGAAACCTGTGGTTGTACCAAAACCACCATCAAGACATTCATCACTGATGTCTTGCTCCAACTTGAGGATGTCCTCCATAGTGAGAGCAAGTTCAATTCCATTGAAACCATCATCGATGAATGTGTCTTTCTCATATGGTTCAGTACTATTCACCTTCTTGCGCCACAGGCGTTCCATCCAACCTTGGAGATTGGGATGTTTTCGCCATTCAGCGAGAAAGAGCCAGTGCTCATACTCAGGTTGAAATTTGATGTAGGCGTACTGGTCGAGGCCCATTGGTGGAGTGCAAAGAGTGCGTAGGATTGTCAGTCCTACAGAAAACCAAGCGGGCGATACGAATTCGTATCACTCGCAAGGTAAAGTGTAGGATTGTAGGTTCGTTCCTACGCTCAGAAAGGCACGACTTCAGCAGTCGGTTCCTGTGCATAGGGAGCCCTGGTGGCAGCGGCGGCGACAGGATGAAGCGATTTGTCAATCGTATTCGCTTCAATGACCCCAGCAGCTTCAGCAGCACGCTGAGCTGTTGAGATCTGACCAAGGCGAACCGTGTTCACAGAGGTCACGATAACCTCCATTCGACCACGGGGTTCACCTTCTGGCGTCATCCAGGTCACATAACGCAAGCGCGTCGTCAGGGCAACAGTGTCACCCTTGTTGTAGCGCTTGATGATGTTGTCACCGATACCGTTATAAGCAATGACAGGGAGCGGAGAATCCTCTTCCCTGGCATCGAGAGGAGCAACACGGAATTGTGTGACCGAAAGAGAATCGTTAGGATTCTTGGTCATGATGTCGGACACGATGGTACCGACAAGGTTTCCGTTGTTAGCAGCAGACATGGTAGTTGTCCGTAGGTGTGCAAAGCAGGCAAGTGAAGCCTGCAGAAAAGGAACCATGTAAAAACATGGAATCCCAAAGTGCAGACATCGGGAAAGTTAAGAAAAGATTAAACAATCTCCTCTATACCTTTCTCTATGTTCATCTCTCGATTGGCATGGAGAGCTTCCTGTTCATTGGTGTAATGGATTTCATCACGCCACTGAGCCAATTCATTGGCGATAATCCTGGCAGCAAGTGTTTCAGGAAGAACATTGTTCTCCTTTGCACGTTCACAAAGGAACTGCCAATCAGCCATCTCCAAGCCCATGAGTTTGTTGATGTAAGGAAGGTAAAAGGTGTAGTTCATTTGTCAGTAATGACAGAGTGTTCGTTCATGGCATCCTCAATGCGGATCCACATGCCGAGTAGAAGTTTGAAAGAACCTAAGTCATCCGCCATCTTGCAGATAACGGATGCTGTGTCCCACTCTGGCGAGTAAGCATTAGCGGTTTCTTCACAAACAGATTTTTCAAACATGTACCACCAAGGAGATTGTTCTCTCCTGGTAATGTCCATGGTTTGAAGAGATTGGATAAGCAGCCACACATCATCGTGGCTGTACATAACTTCTTCCATTGTCAAAGACAAAGAAACAACATAATGATCGTTAAGATCATTGAATTGATTAAAACTTTCTTCATGGTTTAATCGGAGCGGGTGGCCCGTTTAGAACCATGCGAGATACGCAGCCGTAGCTATCACCAACGGCTGTTTTGATATAGATAATTTGGTTAAGGTTCCTGTCACAGGTCTCAAGAACTCTGGCATTGATCGCTTTGTTCAAGCCAACGCACAGCAGTCCTCCGATACCCATGCCAAGTGTGATGCCAATGTAAGCAGGCAACTGCTCACGATTGCGGTTCATGAAATTAATGATGGCAGCAGAAAAAGACATGGTGAGCAAAGCAGGTAAAAGCAGGGACTCATCATAGTGAAGGCAAAAGCCTTCAGTTGAAGTTGCAAACAACTCCAAGTGAAAACATTTACTGAAAATTTAAATAGCTACATTCAGGTCCATGCGTCTTCATATAAAAGTCATAAGCAATTGCAGCTTCAATTTCAGTATCAAAGTATCCGAGAAAAATCTTAACTTTGTTAAGTTGAACCTGAGATCGCCACTTAAGCTTATGCCTGGACCAAGAAACTCCTTTATATGGTGAAGTTGAATTCTTCCTGGCAAGTGTGTTAAGTTTCTGCTCAGCAGAAGTTAAGAGCCTAAGATTACTCTGTAAATTGTTTTCTCCATTTCTATCAATATGATCTACTTGTAAACCATCCGGAACTTGTTGTTTCGTATCTAAAACCCACAAAACATTGTGAACCATAAGTTTCTTCCTGTTGTCATAACCAATTACCCAATAATTAGTTAAATGATGAGGCCGTCTTTTAGAACAACCAACACAACGATTTCTGGTTAAGGAATACAAACAAGATGGGCAATTGTCATCTCGTTTCCAGCGTTTTGAAAACAATTCAAAAGACATAGTAATTAATAGCAGGGAGCGACCGAAGGGAGCGGTAAAGCTCCCCCGGTTTCGTCCTAGGCTTCGATGAACCGTTGCCAGGTTAGCTCCAACTGATTGCTCAGTTTGTAGCCCTGGCTAACGATCTTCTTCACACTGGAGCGGATATGCTCGACAGGTGCCTCCAAGCGGATGTACTTGGACACCTGCCGCTCAAGGTCAATCTTGGTCATCTCAGCAAAATCACCACGAATGGTGACGAGATAACCGTCGTTGCCCTTCTCGTAGATGAAAGATTCCATGGATGGAATATGCGAAGAACGTGATCAATGAAGATCACAGAGAAGGAAGCTTGCGCTTCCCTCTGAGGGACCATCAATTGTCGTCGTTGAGCAGAGCCTCTAGTTCTGCTTCGACTTCCTTTGGGATGGTGTAGACACCATCGTTAGGTGCAATCAGATCTGCTACCTTGCGGCGCAGTCTGTTTAGATCAGAGTTAAGCGCTTGACGCTGCTGATCATTTAACCGGGTATAAGCAACAGCACTGCCGATAACAACGCCACCGGCAATGCTTGCTTTGACAAGGTTGTTAAACAGGGACATTGGAATGAGAAGGTAATGATGGACAAAATGTTCTGAACTTTCTCTTCCTGATCAAGCAAGAAGAGAAAGCGACCGCAGGGAGCGGATGTTCACCACAGGTGAAGTTCATAGGTACCGAAGGCGGAGTAATCCGCCCACTTCTCAATCATCTGCTGGAGTGACCAGCGGACTGGAGAATCGGCAGCGGGCCAGCAGATCGGAGTGGGCTCCTCCCCCTGGCGTTGGTCATAGAGGTAGGTACCTCGTTGGTCGCACAGTTTGAGACCGTGCTCAGTTGTGATAGAGATCATGGTTAGATCAGAGTTCGTAGTTGTTAGCAATGCACCAGTCACGGTGCAGTTGATCGGAGTGGGCAGGCCACTTGTGATGCTTGCATTGATCAGTGGTTGCCTGATCAAGCAAGTGAATCGTTAGCTGAGTGAGAGCTGCCATGCCGATAGCAATGCAACACACTGCAGCACCGAATTTCTCCACGAGAAAACAAGCAAAGAACAGCAGTCAAAGGACTGCATCTAGGAGGAATAACTAGCTCCTGGAGGCAATCTTCTGGACAATCTTGCTAAAAGTATTTCTAGTTATATAAAAATCAAGGCTAAAATAAGGCCAAGTTTGTACTTGCTTGTGGAAAAGTGCAAGCTATATTGTCACGCATGTCCTGATAAATAGGACTGAGATCCGTTGGTATGACAGGGATTTGAGGGAATATAGGGTGTGTGGGTAGGTATAAATACCCTGTGGAAAACTCAAAAAGCGACCGGAGGGAGCGGTTGCTCCCCCGATTTAAACTCAAGCTGCGATCCGCAGCATTGCTTGCTCCCATTCTTCGAAGCTCGCTACATACTCTTCTGCTTCTGATAGACACTCGAATACTTTCTCGCATCCTTGCAGGTAAGCTTGCGCAAACTCATCGTTGTTTGCAATCACAACTTGATAAGCCATCACAGATGATTCAAAGGACACTGCCGAATAGAACTTTCTCTTCGGTTTAAATGCGACCGCAGGGAGCATATCCACGCCCCCTTTCTTTTTTTCCTCTCGCACGCTCCTGCGAGCAGAGCGAGCTTGATGTCTACCGCGATTTTCACCCTAAAGGCTGGTTTTCTAAGGCCGTTAGGGGGGCTTCACCTGGCGTTGATACTGTATTGATTGCGCCTAAAATCGTTATTATCTAGATATATCTATAGAAATGCCCGTTTCTCCGCAGGATTATGCATTGTGGGCAGCTGCGACAGGCAATCCATACCCTAAAACTGCACAAGATAAGGCACGTTTAGCGCCTGAAGTGTATGATTTCAATCGTGGATTTGGTAAATTTCGCGGTTTTAATGAGGTTGAAGGTTTTCAAGGGGATATTGTTTATGACCAACCGCAATCTGTGCGGCATTATGGCGACAATACGCTGCTGCAGTCGCCCATTACACCTGATAACAACATCCCAAAGGTTGCAGGTCAGCTCAATAACAGCCTGACCGGGCAACATTATGTCCAACACCATGCTGATGACGCCAGTGAAACCGGTTTTGGTGGTACTGAGCAGCCAAAATCACTCCTTGAAAAGGCTGCCTTAGGGGCGTTAGGGGTCGGTGCTGTTGCTGCTGGCGTTTATGGTGCCCAGAAATTGACGGGCCGTGACCTCGGTGTTGGACGAGTTGGGGGAATGGTGCGTGATCTGGGGCAACGTGCTAAATCTGGGATCAAATCGGCGCTTGGTATTGCACAAGAAGCGGCTGAACCTACATTTGTTACCCGTGAAGGTGCAGAAAACGTTCTTTCTGTAGCACAACATGGTATTTCTGCTATCGACGACACCGCACCTGGTGTTGTGCGGGCACAAAACGTTGTTCCTGCTGAAGTTCGCGTTAATCAGTCCTTGAAATCAAGGATTCCAGACCCTTGGAGTGAATCCGCTCTTGGTAGCGCCGGCCAAACTATGGTTGCGCCAGCAGAACAGAGCATTATTGGAACACAAACCACCGGTGCCGGCATTGATCCCGATATTCAATCCCGTATTTCCCAGTTCACCCAGAAGATTGGTTACGGCAACCCAGCATTAGAGACCGGCTCCATGCAGAGGATGCGGCAACGGTTGTCGCCAGGGTCAATGCTGGATCCAATGACGGGTCAGGTAACAGAAGCAGCTAATGCTCCGTTCTTTACTAACATTGAACGCAACATTCGCCAGATGCCATCAGAAGAATTTGTGGAATCTGGTGAAACACTTAGGGGATTACTGGGAACGCAACGTCCTATCCCAGAAGGTTCCCTTTCCGGTGTACAACGTACCTTCTCTGCTGATCCTCGTGCAGCAACTGTACAGAAGCAAGCAGAAGCAATCTTCCAAGCAACTGGTGACCCTGGTGTAATCCGGTCTGCATACAGTCAAACTCCAGGTTTACCAATTCGTGTAACACTTCCTTCTGGTGAAAGTGTCCCAACCGGTTCTCTTTACGAAGCTTTTGGTCAAACCATTAATCCAGAGACTGGTGTTCCTGTTGCAACTAGTCGTGCTGAATCTCTGCAAGCTGCGTTGAATATGCAGAGCATCATGAAAGAACGTGCTTTAACGCAACTTGGTCTTCCTTCTACATATCAACCAACTCAAGAACAGCTGCAAAGCTTAGGTCCACGTACTGAGCGTATGCTGCGTGGAACAGCTGCTGCAAGCCAAGATGCACGCAATCGCCTGGAGCAAGCACAAGCTTCTGGTGTTCTTTACAAACTGCGTCCTGAAGTTACAGAGGGAATCCGTGAAGTTCCTGTCATCAGTGAAACCACTGGTGAAGTTGTGGGATCGCGTGTAGTTCCTGAAGTGGAAGGGATGCCAACCAGTCAGTACTACCGGATGCGTGCTGCTGGTGGTGCAGGTCGTCAAGAAGTTGGTGGTGTGGGTCGCCGCCGGGAAGCACTGGCTGCAGAGGGATTTACCGCTGGAGAAGGTAGCACCATTGAAGCAACTCCATTCCTCTACAAGAATGTAGATACTGGCGAGATCCTGACAGAAGGACAGATCAAGCGGGAAGATCTTCTTGGTGGCGCTGTCCGCGCAGTTCGTGGTACCGCTGTTGAGCCCCAACGAATTATGGGACGAGAAGGCCGCACCTTCAAAGGTGTAAGTGCTGAAGTAATTGATCCACGTTCTTTTGATCCTGCTGCTTTATCGCAGTTAGCAGAAGCAACACCTGAAGTGCTTGATCCCACAACTGGCCTTGCTTACAGCCAGCAAGCAATGGGTGGTCGGCAAGCAGCTCAAGCACGCCGTCGTATTGAAGCTGCCCGTGAAAGCGGTCGTCGTGTTGCAAGCCGCATGACCCCTGGCGCAACCATTCCAGCAAGCATCCGAGAAGGTCGTGCAATCAGTGAAAGCGGTGCACCCGCCGCAATGGGTACACGGTTCTCAACCTGGCGTCCAGCAACTCCTGGTAGCCCCAGAGCGCAGGAAGCAGAGGTTCTGCGTCAGCGTGCAGAGATTGTAAGAAAAGCATTACGTGGTGAGTTGTGACATTTAGAATGATCATTATTAGGGAGTTAACATGACAACCCTAGAGCCGATCATTGCCTTGCTACTTGGTGCTGGCCTTACGGCTGGCGCTGGTTGGGTATCGCGTTTGATTGCTGCACGTAATTTAGTTAAATACGGTCCTATTCTGTCCCGTGTTTATGATGTGTTAGATCCTCTTCTTGAGCGCAACATGCGTTCGTGGAGTGGATCTGATGTTGAGTTTGCAGTTGAACTTGCTATTGAATCTGTTGCTGATGGTCACATCACTGCAGCCGAATTAAAAGAACTAACTCTGGAAGTTACCAAGCGTTGGTTGCCACAAGTTGCTGCAAATAAAGTGCGTCAGTATGAAGCAATGGCCGACCGTCCCAAGACAATGGTTGCTGCTGATCTCTTAACTGATGTGATCTCTGGCCAAGCTCGTAAAGAAGAAACCATCAACAAAGTAAAGGCACTTCTTAAGTAATGGCGCAAGGCAAAGGTAACTGGATCAAAGGCGCTATCAAAAAACCTGGCGCCTTTTCTGCACAGGCAGAGAAAGCAGGGATGAGCACAGAAGAGTTTGCAAAAACTGTTACTGACAATCCCGACAAATACAGCGACAAAACTGTAAAGCGTGCACAACTTGCAAAGACCCTTGCTGGTCTGCGTAAGAAAAAGAAAGGTAGCTAATTACTGTGTTTAAAACGCAAATCCCTTATCTCAATAGAGTTAAAGCTGCATCCAAAAATGCAGGTGATTCTTTGGGTCCATTTGTAGATCAACAAATGGCAGGAGAGAAAGGGTTCTTAAATAAGTACTTAGCAAACTTGCGCGATACAAACCCTGTATTTCCAGCTAAACAGTATGGATCTTTCCAAGAAGATTTAGATCTTGCGAAAGCTCCTGGAACTGATCAGATTGTACCTAACACTGGCAAAGATCCGTTCGCAATTAGTGGTACAAATTATCTGAAATCCTTCTTAGCAAATTACGATCAAAGTCCTGTAATTGCTCCAGAAGAACGTGTTAATCCTGGCGGACTAACTGCCATCATCCAACAAAGAGCTGAAAAAGGAAAAGAGTTTCCAGGTTCAGAAGGTACTAGCGTCTCATGATTGGAACTGCCTTACGTTTAGCAGGACAACGCCTGCTTCCCATCATTGCTCCAGCTGGCGGTAAAGCGTTTGCTAAAGAAGCAGCTCGTACAGGTGCACTAAGTTTGGCACTTGAACAGGGATTACCGCTTGCTCTTGGCAAAGAAGCTCCTCCGCTTCCTGAAAGTCTGGCGCGTGCTGCAACCCTTGGTGTATTAAGCGGCCCCATCGAACGCGGGATTATGGCGGGTGTTAAACAAGTAGCACCAGGCCTTTCTCAAATGGAAGCTGGTGCAGCACAACGAATGGCAGGAATGGGAATACCCGCTCCAGCTGCTCAGAGTTTGGCAGGTGCAGCAGCAGGTCTTGGTAAGTTAGGCATTGGTGTTATTGGTGGTATGGCTGTTACTGAACCTTTAACCCGAGCGGTGACACGTTCAGTTCTTCCTGAAGGTTATGGCGGTGGCCGTAATACACAAACTGGCATCCAAGCAGATGTTACAAATGCAGAGTTAGCTGCAATGCCAGAGGCAGTTGTCGGCACTGATCCCAATGCCCTGGAGCACCAACGTCGTTTAGAATTAACCTATGCCAGGAACTACAAGTTCCCTAGCTATATCTATCATGTTTCTCAAGGCGGTTCTTCTAATCCCTTTGAGATTGCAAACCAAATGTTAAGTACTCCAACAACTCGGTACTTCTGATGCGCTTTGCAAATATTCCAAACTATCTCTCCAATAGCATTGCTGCTGCTAGTAAGTTTGGTAGTGAATTTAGTAACTATGTAGAACAAGGTTTAAACCTTGGCCGTGGTGCTACCGGACCACGTGCTGTTTATGGTGGTGTCAAAGAAGCAGTTAAATATGCAAAGCAAGGTAATCTTCCATTGGCTGCTGCTACTGGCACCCTTGATGTTTTAACAGATGCATCACGTGGCACCTACTGGTTCTTAAATCACACCTTAGCAGTTGGTCGTAATGTTGGGCGTGCCGCTGGCCAGAAGATGGGTCTTGATCCTGTCACCACTGATCTGCTTGGCCGCAGTACTCCGTTTGCTATTGCCGCTTTAGGAGGTGCTGTTGGTAACCCGCTGACAGGTGCTCGTCCTGCTGGTTTCAAGAGCATCCTACCTGTTTCCAAGGAAGAAGATCCGACTGGTCGTACATCGGCTAACCCCATGGCGGAATCTGTTCTGCGTTACTTCACAGGTCGCCGTGGTGATCCACTTCCTTACTCAACGTTTAAAGAAGAACGTCCTGAAGTTGCTTATCCTACCTATCAACAATATCTGCGCTACAAACACATGAAGCCAGATGGGTTTGGAAAGGTTGATCCACAATCGCAATCTTTTGTTGGACCACTTGGTATTATTCGTGGTACTGCAAAAGGATTAAATGAACCAGAGATTCAATATTTTGGTTTCCCTGTTACGGCATCCACAGCTATTGGTACTGCAGCTGCTATTGGAACTACAGGTGCACTGCAAAAAGCATTACCAGAAAAAATGCGCTACGCAAAAACTGTGATGGCCAGGACTCCTGAAATGGAACAAGCTGTTAAACAGTTAGGGCGTGAAATTGCTGTGGAAAAAGCAGGTATCCCTATCAATAAGGGAACAAAAGGTGGAGTGCAATATCTGACTGGTTTATTAGAAGATGTAGCACAAAAAGAACCGATTGGTGCACCTAAGCTTGCAACAGCTGCCGGGATTGTGGCTGCTGGACTTGGCGCCGGTTATTTAGCAAAGAAAGGATCACAAGCTATCTTCAACAAACAAGCTGAGAATCGTTTAAAGAAAGAACAACCAGTAGAATACCTAAAGCATAAATATGGTTCTTTCCAATCTGCTAGTGAAGCTTTAGGACAACCTCCGGCTTCTAGTTGGCAAGAACTCACTCCTTACATGAATCAGTAATGGCAGGGCTTTACGACAACTACGTTCAAACAGATAATATCTTCAAGGGCGAAGCACCTGGCCTTGGCAACTACAATTGGGGCTCTGTTTCTAGTAACACAGATTGGAGCCAAACTCCAAGTGTTGATTGGACTGGTTCGTTTGATTTACCTGGCTTAAGCGGTGCTGGTGGTTTAGCCGCACGTTCCTCTGGCACCGACTGGGTACAAAAAGGTTTTGAAGCACTGAACAAAGCTCTTACTTACAAATCACAAAACAGTACTAATCCTGGTTCTCGTAGTTATCGTGGTTACGGTTCTAATGCGCCCACTGCAGTACAAGGCCGTGGCTATACTATGTTCCTTCCCACGCCAACACAGAAAACCACACAGTCTGGTGGTAGCCGAGGTATTGGCGGTGCATTAGGAACTTTGGCTGGAATCGGTGTTTCAATGATTCCTGGTGTAGGCGCTGCTGCCGCTGCTGCTGCTCCAGCTCTTGGCGGAACCTTAGGCGGTTTCTTTGGTTAAGCGTAGTTCTTCTAAAATAACATTTAAGAGGATTTAATTTCATGAACCCGTTACTGATTAGCGCTTTAGTTGGCGGAGGATTAGGAGCAACAGAAGCTTACAAACGTAGTGGTGGTGATATTGGCCAAACTGTTGGTGGTGGTCTTCTGGGCACTGGTTTAGGTGCTGTTCTCCCTGGTGCTGCTAGTGCTATTGGTACGCGTCTTGCTGGTACCGCTCTTGGTGCCAAGATTGCTCCAGAAGCTTATAAAGCATCTCAGTTATTTGCCCGTGGCGGTGCAAGCACTATTAACCCAATTGGCCAGCAAGCCTTAGGTAAAGCCGCCCTTGCTAAAGGTCTTGGCGGTGCCGCCCTGATTGGAGGCGGTTTAGCTGTTCCGGCTCTTGCAGCTGGCGGTGCAAGCCTTGCAGGTAAAGCTGTTCAACCCGTTTCTAAAGCTGTTGGTTTAACTCAGCAAGCAACGGGTGCCGGTATGCCCCAGCTGCCTGATGTTCCTGGTTATGGAGCAGGTCAGATGACCCCTTCTAATTTGGGTCAGTTTGGTCCTCCAGGTGCTGCTGGTTATGCTGATCCTCTTGGTTCAATCCAAAGTCAGCTTCGGTTTGAGCAACAGCAGTACATGCAGAGTCTGCAGAATGCTCTGCGTTATGCTCCGTACCAGGAAGCTTATCAACAACGCTCCAAAGAAGCTGATCTTATCCGTGGCGCCAAAGCTGCACAACTTGCGACTGCTCTAGCTACTGATGCTGCAATGCGTCAACAGGGTCAACTTGGTGCTCAACGGATGGCAGAAGGTTTCTTAACCAACGTTGGTCAAGCTGGTGCTACCCAGTATCGTTACTTCTGATAGGAGGGGCTAATCGTGCCTCAAGATTTTAGTAGCTACTACAAGCCAGGAACACCTAACTACTTTGGTGTTTCCACTGGTAAGGAGCTTGATCTAGAAAAGTTAAAAGCTGCTATTGGCAAGTACAAAGGTATTGATTTTAATACTGGTAAAACAGTTGACCTTGCTTTAGAAGAATATAAAAAAGCAGCTGGTACTTCTAATCAACCCTTTGATTACTTTGCTCAGGTTCCTCCTATTGCTGGAGCTGCTGATTTATCACCAACTGATCTGACTGGTGCAGAACAGTACGCCAATACAGTTAAAGCTCTGCAAGAAAATCTCTTAAAATCAGAACTCAAGCAAAATGTTTTAAGCCTTGGTGCGGCCACGGCTTTTGGTGCAGCATCTCTTCCGTTCACGGAGTACATGCGCAACCAAGACTACAACCGTCAGCTTGCAGCATTCCAAGCACGTGAGCAATCTCCTACTGCACAAGCAGCACGTAACCTTGTTGGTCAACAACAACTACAACTAGCTGCTTCTGCTCAGGCTGAGAAGCGTCGTGCTTTTGGTGATTTAAAGCGAGCCACTGTTGAACCTTTCCGCAGCCGTGGTTAATACCTGGAGCTGTTGGGTACTAACTCTATAATAAGTAAAGCAGTTTAAAAAGATTTATCATGGCAAAAAAAGGCGGAAGCAGTGCACCAGCACCTGCTGCACGATCAGCACCAGCTCCTGCCCCACGCCCAGCGCCTGCACCAGCGCCCCGTCCTGCTCCGGCCCCTTCACCAGCTCCTGCTGCACGGTCGGCACCAGCTCCTGCTGCAAGACCTTCTGCGCCTGCACAACAACAGCAGCGTAAAGCAGAAGCTCCGGCACAACAAAAAAAATCAAATCAACAACAGGCAGCAAAAGCAGCTCAACAACAGCAACCAACACGTCAAACTTCAGGTGCTGCACCTAAAGCTCAAACAACTGCTACTACTAAAACCACTACATCTTCTAGTGGCGGTAAAACTCCACAACAAAAAGCTAAAGATCTTTTAGCTTCTTTTGGTTCAAATATCAACCAAAAAGAAAAAGAAACTTTAATTGATAAATTTGGTAGCAAGGGTAGGGGTATTCTTCAAGATGCAGTTAAAGCTGGCGCTGTTACTGTTAAAACAAAATCTGAATCTGGCTCTGGTCCTGGTTCTGGTAAAAATAAAGATAAAACTCCAAAAGATAAAAAGCAACCCGGTCCTGGTGTAACAAAAACACCAGCCGGAACATTTGTTGATCTTGGTGATATTGAAAGTGTATTTGGCAGCATCATGGATGTTCTTGGTGCTGGTCAAGCTGAAACGTTCAATGAACTAGAAGGTCAGTACAACTTAGATGAACAGTTCCTTGAAAATCAATCCAATGAGCGTCTTGGTCAATTCAATCTCCAAGGTGTTCAAGCACAAGCAGAAGCAACAAAGTATGCAGCTGAACAGTCTGCTGGCGCTACCAGGTTTGCAGCAACTGAGTCTGCTCGTGGTCAGATTGAAACCCAACGAGTTGCATCTGAAAGCGCAGAGCGTCAGATTGGTTTGACTGGTGCGCAAGAACGTTTAACCACCGTTACTCGCGGTGAACAGGAACGTTTAGGGATTGCTACCACTGGTGAACAGGAACGTTTAACCACTGCTACTCGTGGAGAACAAGAACGTCTAGGGATTGCCGCTACTGGTGAGCAAGAACGTTCGACACAGCGCGAACGTTTTATTGGTGAAACTGGATTAGAACAGACCCGTGGAACAGAGGAACGTGAAACCATTGGTCGCCAAGCTCGTGAACAACGGGAAACTGAATTGCAACAGGAACTCTATCGTCGCTTTAGAGAGGAGAAGGACTATGCTCAATCTCGTGCTGCATTCCGTGCATGATTGATTGGTTAGAAACCTTAAGTCCTAACGAGAAAGAAGCGTTCCTTACATTCTGTAAAAAGCATAGCTCTCCTATTCAGATGTACCTGTATGCCCGCTTCCTTGGGTATGCAGGTAGCATTGTGGAATGTGATGAGTGGCAGCAATCTACATTTAAGAAAAGAAATCTCCAACAAATTCTGGAGATTGAGATTGACAATATGAGAGAAGACGTAGAAAAACTACGTCAAGCCATTGATCTTGGTATGGTCAAGCAGGACAATGGCACCGCTCGTATTGCTATGCTCCAGAAAGAACTACGTGGTGCCATCAAACAGATTCAAGATGAACGCTATGTAGGAGATAAACAGGGTTTAATTCTTGCTGGTGCTGATCGAGCTTTGCGTGAAATCGTCTTAATCTTTAGGGACGATCCAATTGAAGGCCCACTCCAAGATGCTGTGATGGCAGTGTGGACAAAAATTCTGTCGGAAGAATCTTGAGTGTAGGGAGTTAGGGTAAGGGGATGGCAAACACATCTCTTTACGCTGTTTACAGGCGGACTGCCCGTGCCGGTGCAAAGCAACAGGTCGTCAAGAAAACCAGCAATATTGACATTGAGCGGGCACGTGTTGATTTCTCGTACTTCTGTGATGTAGTTGGTGAGAAACCACCTGCAACGCACATGCGTTTGTGGCATGAACACCTGTGCACTGGCAACAACTCTGAATGCCTGATGGGCATTGCTGGTCCTAACGTAGACATCCTGGCACCACGCGGTTCAGCAAAGAGCACGGTGCTTGGTTTGTTTACTGCTTGGTCCATTGGGGTCCATGCTCTTCATAAGAAACCACTCAAGATTCTTTATATCTCTTATACGGTTGATGTTGCACGTCCTAAAAGTGCAGCCATCAAACGCATCATTGAAGAGAATAAACACTACAAAGAAATCTTCCCAATGGTTAAGATTGCCAAAGGGATTAACTCTAACGAATACTGGAGTATTGATTGGAAGTTTGCAGGGATCAGGTCTACCGGTGAAGAAGAATTTACTGTTTGTTGTGCAGGTTTGAAAGGTGCTGTGACCTCTAAACGTTCGCACCTTTGTATTATTGATGACGCTATCAAATCGGCAGACGATATTAAGAACAGGGATATTCGTGCTGCTATGGAGGATAACTGGAACTCAGTTATCGTTCCTACCATGTTTGAAGGTGCGCGTGCAATCTGCTTAGGTACACGATTCCGCCATGACGATATTCATAACAGTACCTTTACTCCAGCTAATGACTGGGTACAAATTGTTCAATCAGCAATCACAGTTGATGAGAATGGTGATGAAAAGTCCTACTGGCCTGAGATGTGGTCACTGGAATACCTGCAGGACCGAAAGCGCCAGGCACCAATCAGCTTTAGTTTCCAGTATCAGAACCAGATTGTTCAAACCAGCGAGCTTTCCATCTCACCTGATTTGCTTGTTAAAAGTAAGATCCCAACTGAGTTTGACACTCTAGGTGTTGGCGTTGATCTTTCTGCAGGTGTGCGCGAACGTAATGACTATAGTGTGTTTGTACTAGGAGGCAGGGTTGGGGACAAGATCTACATCATTGATACCAAGCGGCTTCGGTTGATGGGCAACCTGGAGAAGCTAGAGGCCATGATGGAAATGATGTATGAATGGGGAATTGTTTATAAAGATGGTGACAAATATTTCCCCACTGGATCCAATGTAGATATCTGGTCAGAAGCTGTGGCATACCAAGCATCCCTAGAGGCTGATTTCAAACGCATTTGCCAAGCAGAACATGGTCTTTACAACTTGATCTGGCATCCAGTCAAAGGATTCCGTGGCGACAAACTTGCACGGTTTAGGGGCATTATGGGTCTATTTGAGCAACGCAAGATTTTCTTCAACAAGTTCCGCAAGTTCCAAGCACTCCATGATGAGATCGTTAACTTTGGCGTCAGTTCCCATGACGATTGTGTTGACGCCATGGTTTGGCTGTGCAATGGCCTGATGACACGCGGTAAGTTGGAGTTGGAATATTAAGGTTAGAGTATTGTCGGAATTAGACTGATACTACGTCCAAATGAGCACCGGTTACTTTGTTGTTGAACTTGAGCAAGATGCTTACGGTTCAGCTATCATTCCTTTACCTGATGAGCTATGTCACGACATGGCGCTTCAACCAGGGACTGAGTTTGACATTGAGGTAGAGGATGACGTAATTACCTTACGGCGCCTACAAACTGGTTACGAGATCGAAGACAACTAATTAATTTTTTCCCACTATGAGCACCCAGAGCCAATCCGTTTTAGAAGGAATGCTCAAAGCTGTTGTGAACCGTGAGTCCACGGGCACAGCAGATACGATGCTCATCAATGCCCACCTTTCCCAAATGAAGATGTTTGGGATTCGACAGGGCGTCGAGTTTTATCCCAATCAAGATAACTTTGGAACGCAACGTTTTGATTTTATCCAACAAGTTATCAAGTTCAATCGTTTAGATGCACGATTAGACTCTATTTGGGATCGGTTCTTATCTTACGGTAAAGGGCTGTTTTATATCAGGCCAACAAAGAAAACATATCGTTTGTATTGGTTTGATAAAGATGCTTATCGCACTTACTACTCTCCAGATGGTGATCTAGAAGAAGTCATCATTATTTATGCTTACAAGGTTAAATCCAGTCGTGGTTTTGGCGGTGTTGGCCTTGTTACTGATAAGCGTTATGTGCGGCTCCGTATCACGCCAAGTGAAATTCACGAACTCCACAGTGAACAAGAACTGTCGTTTGATTCCCTGGAGGCAACACTTAATTTCAATGATAACAAGGTACTTGAGAACACACTAGGTTTTATTCCTTGCGTAGAAGTTCTCAACAACCCTGATGCTTTTGGTACTGATGGTAGCGGTGAATTTGAATGGTTAGCTAATCAGATCATTGCCCACGATGAGATGGTAAAGAACATCAGGGCAAACCTATCGTTCTTTGGCAACCCCACCCTGCTCTCCTCTCGTCCAAAACACGACATTGTTGAAACAGCACGTGATGGTGCAGTTCAACGTCCTAGCATTGCAAGCCAATCTGGTTTCCAATCTGAGTTTTCACTATCCAGTTCCACCTTTAAGCAAGATCCGACAGAGCGCCAACAAGCTGGCTATATCGGATTACCTGGCGGCGGGCTGCGTGTGCCACGGGTGATTGCCAACCTGGAGCCGACAGATCGCGTTGGTTTTATTACACCGAACGCCATCAGCACAGACCAGTCCCGCTATGTGGATCAGCTGCGTTCCGAGATTCGCCTGGCGCTTGGCGGTATTGATGACCTTTCAATTACCAACGTAACAGCGACTGAAATCAAATCTGCCTATGGCCGTGTTAGTGCCACAGCCAAGAAGAAGTGCCTGCAGCTTTATACCTATGGTATTTGCCGGTGCTTTGAACTAATGATCTACCAGGAAGAACAACTCTTCCGTAAATCATTAGCAGTTGCATCTGGGTTAACATATCCGATATTGCCTGAGAATGCCGATGAAGAAGCATTAGAAAAGCACCGCAAAGCAAAAGAAAAGTATGAGAAAGGTTTGGACAAAGCTTTAGATAAAGCTTTTGAAACCAAAGAGATTCCTGATGGTGTTATTGGTCTTGCTCCAGATGGAGACCGTACAGTGCTTTGGCGCTGGATGGGTCCTGTCTATGAAGACACACCTCAGGACAAAGTTAATCAATCTATCTTTACTCGTAACCTACAAGAATTGGGTGTTGATAGTATTGAGGCACTTAAGTACTTGTTCCCCTCCAAGACGGATGACGAGGTTGCAGAAATGCTCTCTGGTTATCCCTTCCGGATGGTTGGCCAAGTGCAACGAGCGTATGCGTCGTTCCTTGATCTCATTAATCAAGAGATGCGTACACCTCACCCCCAGCGCCCAGATCTCCCCCTGGCAGCTGATCCGCGTCTTGATTTGACGCCATTCCTTTACAGAACACTCGAAAGTCTCCAGAAAGAGGTAACTTATGCAGGCCGATACCGCAGCGCCGATCCAATCGGTACCCCAACAGTATTCGACCCCGCCGAGCAGCTACGCGGCGCCGGTGGCACAACAGACGGCAGCGCAGGCACCGGTGGCAACAACCAGCCAGTGGGTGGCGCCTTACCAGCCGGCCCAGGCACCAGCGCCCCAGATGCAGGCGCAGATCTCGGCGGCACCTTACGCCCCTATCCAGTCGTACCAGCCGTCCCAACCTTCAGCGGAGAACCCGTACAAGGAAGCGTTCAATCGGGTGGTGTCACTCCTGAGTTCACCAGTTCAATTCCCGTTCCAGGGTCAACAGTCCGGACCGACACCAGGAATCGACCCGGCCAGCTTCAGTTCCCAACAGACCGGAACATTCAGCAGCAATTCGGCAGCCCCGATCTATCCGTCCAGCCAGGGTTACTCGCCCAACTATTCCCAAACATCGCAGGAAATAACAACGCAACAACTCCTGGCAAACGGAGTAAGTCCTCAAAGTCTTGAGGTTATTGATCACTTTGGTGCTGATGCCCCTGCTGTCCTCAATGAATATGCCTGCACTGTTGAAGATGCGCTGATTGCTCGCTATGAGCAACTGACAGAAGCTGTTCAACTGCTGGAAGAACTGGCTCAGGAACACCAGGCTTACGAAAAGATCCTTACCGATCCTGACGTATTAGCTGATTACACCTGTGAGTTCTTCGGTGAGAATGGTCCTTATCCAGTACAGGATGAGCAGCCTGCCTATGGTTATCCAGAACAGCAAGCTTATCCGGAACAGGAATACTACAGTCCTTCCCTGGAGCGGGCCAGTATGCCAGTTCCTCCGAGCCCTCAGCTCGACATGGATTCGCAGAACTTCTGGGATAATTTTGGCAACGTTGCTGAACGTGATCCTGCCAATGCCTGGCGTTATCTGTCGCAAGCACAACGCAACCCCGGTGTGTTCCGCCAGAAACTCCTGGTGATGGAATGATCTTTAAAAACAATTGAGTTTAGAATAAGGGGTAGTGATTACTGCCCCTTTTTTATTGTAAAGATATGGGAATGCTTCCAGAATCTGCACGTACTGCAGCTGCCTATTTAGGTGGTGGTATTGCACGTGGTATTGAACAAAAAGGTGCTCAAGTTGCAAAAGCAGGAATGCAAGCTGCTGAATCAGCTGGTAGCGGTATTGGACAGAAGGTAGGGAATTTTCTTCAGAATATGGGCAGCCAAGCCCAACAGTTTGGTGCTTCTGTGGGAACAAAAGGTGCAATTAAAAAACGTGATGTAGGTCTTGCTGCTGCTGGTGCTGCTATGACCGGCGCGTTTGTTGGTGGCATGGGTGCTAATGCAGGTATTAATGCATTGATGGGATATCAATCAACTAACTTACGTGCTCGCCCACCAGCAGAACCTGGTGTTATGGGTGGCAACGTAATGCCCTCTGATTTGCAAACAAGTTACATTGCATTAAATCAACCAGGTTCTCCACTTGGTATGCAACAAATGCGGATGTCGTTTGATGTTAAAACTGCACAAGAGCGTCAACGTTTACTGCGTGCTGCTATGGGACCAGAAGCAATGTATTACAACGGCACTGAAGGTGAGTCCTGATGTCTAAAGCTGATAAAGCAAAACAACAACTAAAAGCATATACAGAGCAGTTGATTCCAGAAATCCGCTCTGAGATGGCAACGCTACAGCCTATGGACTACAACCCATATGAACGGATTGGTCCATTGCCTCCTAACAGTTACAACTATTGGAACCGCTCTGCTGGGTACCAAGATGTTGAACCGTACTTTGATCCCGAGTGAACCAATCTGCTAAAACTGCATTGCAAGGTGGTATTGCACTAGCTGGTATGGCTGGTGCACGTGCTTTGCAACGTGGTGCCGTTAAACAATATCAACAGCGTGGGATGCAAGAAACTGGTACTGCTTTTGAGCAGCCAGCTCTTAATCAAATTGTTGAACAATACACAAAGCAAACAGGATTAGATCCAGAAGTTACTGCAAACTTCCAACCATCTGGCGTTAGTTATTCTCGGATTGGACAAAACTCCATCTCTTTAAATGTAGATAAAGCAAGCAAGTTTACACTTGGCCATGAGTTAGGTCACCAGTCCATTGAAGCAGGCGGTGGAATTCCTCAGTGGATTCAACGTCATACCTATGGTGGAGTTAATCCTAACGTGATGGGACTAGCAACTATTGGTGTTAGTGCTGCAGTTCCCTCTGCTCGTCGTGCTGCTTCTCTTGCTTTGGGGATGAATTATCTGAATAACAGCGGACGCATCATCTCTGAAATTGAAGCCACTCGCCGTGGAACTAACCTTGTTAACCAAGCTGGTTATCCTGTTTCTGCTGCCCCTGGCGCATTCCAAGCTGCAGGTTATGTAATAGCTCCAGCAGCTGCAGCACTTGGTGGCCTTGGTGCAGGTAGGTTTTTACGTTCTTTTGTCCAGCAAATGAGGCAAAATTAATAAACCCAATAAGTAAGTATTGCTATAATTTTATTAATGGGGCGGAAGTTCCCAGATTTACCGTGGCTCTTTGTCACAAGTCAGGGATCTTCTTGATCTCCGGTGTCAGCTAAAACTACGCTGAATAACCAACATGTTTATTGATAACGACTTTCCCAAGCTGTTGGGCGCGGAGCTGTACCGTCCCCACCCAGCTTATATCGTGGAAATGGCTTGCGAGCCTGTAGTTGTCCACGACTTCACCAAACAGCCGGGTCAAACCGTTCAGCTCGACCGCTATCGTTTCTGGGGCAACCCCGGCACGAAGACCAACCGTGAGCGTACCCAGGATCAAACCATTGGTACTGCTAACAGCCGGTCGATTGTGAAGGATAAGGTCCTGGTGTCTCTTCGTGAGTACACCGGTCCTGCTGACCCGAACAACGCCAACCTTCCGAGCACCTTCAAGATTGCTCGTGAGACTCTGATGACCGCTCAGCGTCTGCTGCTGGACACCGGGAACCTCAACATGTTCCACCAGTCCATCGGTTCGCTGACCCTGCTGGATGACTATCGCCGCTGGCGCGACCGCGTGTTTCTCGACGAACTGTTCAAGTCCGAGTCCCGTGGTCAGTCCTCTGACACCCAGGGTGGTTACTACTATCCTAACAACAAAGCGAAGACCGGCGCCACCACGCTGACTGCTTATACTGCTACTGAGTATGCCTCTGAGCGTTATAAGTTCAACGTGAAGACCGACCTGCTTGAAGTGGTGAAGAGCCTCCGCAAGCGTAACGTCCCCGTCTTTGCTGATGGCTACTACCGCTGTATTGCTGATCCCTCCTTCATGAAGGATCTGCGTGCTGATCAGGGCTTCCGTGAAGTGGCTCGTTACCCCGGCTTTGCTGCTGGTAACCCGCTGATGAGCGGCATGAACCCCAACGCTGCTATCTATGGCGGTGGTCAGTACGGCCAAGCTCAGTTTGTGGGCGGCGAACCCACCATGCCTTCTGGCTTCGTGTTTGAAGGTGTGCGTTTCTTCGAATCCACCAACTTCCCCTCCAAGACCATCACCGTTGACATTGGCGACGGCGCTGGTGCTGTTTCTCACGACACTCCTCCTGCACTGTTCTTCGGTCCTCAGGCCGTGGGTGTGGGCATTGGCGGTCCTAACGCTCAGGTTCTTATCAACAATAACGACGATTTCAGCCGCTTTATTATTTTAATTTGGCAGCTGTACGCCGGTTTTGCTAACCTGAACAAGGACTTTGTGACCACTGCGTTCACCATCGTTTGAGGAAGGAGGTAATTAACAATGGCTACTTACAAGTCTAACGCTGGCGCTATTCTCCAGCCCGGTAACCAAATCAACCGCCTTTCCTCCTACAACACCGAAGGTGTGTATGGCTGGCCTGGTGTTGAAGCTTTCGAGCTGATTGGCTACGTCAAAATCGATAACCTCGCTGCTGACAAAGCTAACTTCAAGAGCTTTGACATTACTGTTCCCTCCCCTGATCGTCGTCCTGATGACCGGGTGCGTGACAACCGTACTTCCCTGGTGGTGAGTGCTAGCTCTGCCCGTCCTGCTTACATCTATGGCGCTTCTATCGCCATTGCTCAGGACATCCCCGCTGGCGGTCTGGCTGGTTTCCCTGCTGCTCCTGTCACTGCTGACATTGGTGGCACCTCCACTGAAGGTCTGCTGCTCGGCCCTAACAATGCTGGCGCTCCCTTTGGTGTGCCTTCGACTCAAGCCAACGGTCTTGCTGCTGCTAGCTCTATCGTGAGCGCTACCAGCTCGCTGTTTGCTCAGGGTCTGAGCGACACCACTGTTGCTGACCTGCCCTTCACCACCAGCGTGACCACTGCTGGCATCGTGGCGGCTGACTTTGCCAACTCGATGTTCTACCGCGTCACCGCTGACACCACCTTCAAGGTGTTCAACGTGAACGGCGTGACCTCCACCACCGTGGATGGTGACGGTGTGTTCATCAGCTCGACCGATAAGGATGCTGGCAAAGCTGGCTACATTATCTGCCGCGTGAACTACCTGCGTCCCGCTGCTGCCGTGGCTTGGGAAGATATCAATGAGTTCATTGATTTTGCTTCTCAGGTTGGTGGCACCGATAGCTGATCTATATTGATTAGCTGAGTTGAGGTTGGTATTGTATTGGTAGTTGTCATTTCTCTTGAATGCTCTACCAATACAAACCAACTGGTCAACTCGTTGAAATGATTTCTCACCACGGTGATGGGATCATGATGTGTATTGATGCACAGGATGAAGTTCTGTACATCGAACGCGATGATCTGGTTCCGCACATTGGTGCTACCAATGAGAAGGATCGGACGGAAGAACGCCTGACTGAGCAGCTTAAAGAAGAAGGCGTTAATCCTCCTATTCCTACCAAAAAAGAAACTTTCCCACTGGATACTCGCATTAATCTCAATACTGCGAGTGCCCGGCAGATTGCCGACCATTTACCTGGAGTAGGATTGAAAACAGCACGGGATATTAAGGATTTACAAACCTCAATGCCCGGCGAAAAGTTCGTCCGTTTAGATCAACTTAAAGCTATTAAGCGTGTTGATTGGGATGAAATTATCAAAGAAAATCTTATTCGAGTTGAATAATGCAACTTGATAACTTCCTCAAGTCAAAGATTCGTTGGCACCTGGGATACAACACAACATCAATTCCTGCTGGTGATCTTTCACGACTTGAGGAAGCTTTGAACAATGTACCGGATTCTTTCTGGTACACGAAATTAGTCGAACAAGTCGGTCGGTGCGATGAGGCGGAGAAGCGCACTGACATGACAGGTAGTGTGAATAATAATTCAGTTCCTCGTAACCGGTTAGAAAACATCGCTGGTGATGTTGACCGTACTATCACAACGACTGATTTCAAAGAAACACTTAAAACCTGGACAGAGATTTATCTTTATGAAACTGATCGATTAGCTCTGCATTTATACGTGGCTAACTATAGGAATCCTATGCAAGCCCGTTATCGCTTCGAGCGTGAAGGCGCCGAATTTATCCAAGCTTTACCCGGCCCCGCAGACGTGGCAATCGGTACCCGCTTCTACTTCGAGTACAACCACCGGTAAACCCATGTCGGATCTGCGCCAGCGCTACGAAGCATTGCTTCAACGTCCTGAAGTACGCTCTCTTCTTAATACTATTCGGTATGCAGAGGGTACTCCCGGTGATGCTGGCTATCAAACTATGTTTGGTGGCAGCAAATTTGACACAACCAAAGGATGGCAACATCCCAACAAAGCTATTTCAAGTGGTGGTTACACTAGTACTGCTGCTGGAGCCTATCAATTTCTACAGCCTACATGGCAGGGCACAGCAAAAGCACTTGGTTTAACTCAGTTTGATCCGAAATCCCAAGACCTTGCTGCTCTTTATTTGATTGATAAAAAGCGAGGCGCATTAGAACCCTTCCTAAAAGGAGAAAAATTTGGAACTGTTATTAACAAGCTTGCTCCAGAGTGGGCTGCATTGCCAACATCTAGTGGAGGAAGCTACTACGGGCAGCCTTCTAAAAAACTCGGTGACTTGTATCAATACTATGAACAGCAGAAACAAAAAACCGGGACAAGAAGTATTGCTAGCCAGCAGCCTCAACAACCTCAGCAACAACTGCAACAAGCAGGGATGCCAAACATTAACATCATTGTTACCGATGGAGCTAAGACTTCCAGCAGTGCAGCAAGTGATCCTTTAAGTTTCCTATTAGAATATCAAAAGAACAGGCGTTCTTCCATTCCATCTCCAATGGAAATGGCAAAAGCAATGACAACAACTGAGCCTGTTAATTACTTCGGCTAATCATGGCAGGCCTTATCCATACTGGTTATATTGCAAAACCTGGAGAGGACATCTTTCCAACAACTGGACCTCACCTTGATGTTCGTGTTAAAAAAGGTGGGCAATATATTGATCCCAGTACATGGCGTAGTGGCTTGCAAAACCTGGTTATTGGGGAGGGAAAAACTCCCCTTTATCAGCAAACTCAAGATGGGTTCAAACCATCCTTTCCCATTACTTCTGGTTTTGGCCCACGTTCCGCGCCAACTGCTGGAGCTTCAACATTTCATCGAGGGATTGATTTTGGCATCCCTGGCGGCACACCATTGTACTGGAAAGGTGCAGGTGCTTTTAAACCTGGCAAAGGTTTAGGAACTATTCAAACACCCGAGGGTTATGAGATTGAACTTCTTCATACCAAGGGTGGACAACAAGCATCTTTAGGTAATCAACAATCTCCACAGGTGCAGCCAACGCAACAGCCTCCTGGAGTTGATTCTCCACAATCCATTAACATTGTTATTCAGACTGGCAAGAAAGAAGAAGAAGAACAAACACCTGAACAGTATTTAAAAAATTACATTGCCAAGATGAGCCAGTCTTCAAGCTCTGTACTTCCTGTTAACAGTCTGGTTAAGATGATGCAGAGCCAGCCAACTACCAATTACTTTGCATGAGATTCGCAAACGTTCCTGGTTATAGCTCTGCTTATCCTGTTAATTACAGCAACATGTACCAGGATTACAGCATGACCACGGCTGGTTTTGCTGATCCTTTTCAACCCCAGATGAAAGAGCAGCACAGTCCTTGCTCCTATGTTGTTGGTTATAACGGAAGCAATGATCCACGCTATCAACTAAACAATCCTGCTTACATGCGTGAGGTAGATCGCTCTGCAAGTGATGCAGTGCCTCCTGTTATTCTTAATAAAAGACCCATTCAAAATCAATTCTGATGGCGTATACCAAACCAGAAATGCGTGAGCGCATTAAAGATCGGATTATGGCCGGATCTAAAGGAGGTAAGCCGGGTCAATGGAGTGCTAGGAAGGCGCAGCTGTTAGCACAGGAATACAAGAAGAAAGGTGGTGGTTACTCTGGCGAGAAAACAGAAGGACAAAAATCCTTAAAGCGTTGGGGTGAGCAGAAGTGGATGACCAAAGATGAGTATGAAAAGAAAAAAGGATGATGGAAGAGTACAAAGCAAAAGCACTGCTTGGTAAAACTGCAACTGCTGTAGGGCAGTCATGTCCTCGTGCAACAACTGATATTAAAGAAAATATCAAAAATAGAAACTGGACCATTGACAACTTTGGTTATGGTCCGCTGAATCCTGATGAACCTGATCCTGGGTTCTGGGAAAAGAAAGCAGACATGTGGAACAGTGATGTTGATACTGTAATGTCCTCACGCTGTGGCAACTGTGCTGCTTTTGATCAATCTGGATTGGTGTTGGACTGCATTATTGAAGGCATCAATGAAAACGGTGCTGCAGATCCTTATGAAGTTTTAGATCGTGCCAACTTAGGTTACTGTCAGTTGTTTAAGTTCAAGTGTGCAGCAGCACGTACTTGCGATGCTTGGCTCTATGGAGGTTCTATTCAAGATGGCTGATCGCGCTATTGAACCTGGTAAGAAAAGTACAGAGCGTTACTTACCTCAAGCTGCTTGGGCAAAGCTCTCTCCAGAAGAGCGCAAACAAACTGACCAAAAGAAACAACGGGAATCCCGTAGCGGCAAACAGTTTGTGAAGAACACACCTGCTGCCAAGAAAGCACGGCGTGCTGTTGAACTTGCAACCAAACACAAAGGACAATGATTGATCCACTCCAGGGGCGTGAGGTACCTGTTCAAGGTCGAGGTCTTGGCACGCGTACAGGAGACTACGAACCAGGTCTGCGTCCCCTTCCAGGTGATAATGCACCAGGCAATCGACCTCTCCCTGGCGACTACCGAATGGCAGGGAGCAAGATCAAAGGGATGCAACAATATGATCCCATGATCTTTAAGAAGCTGTTTGCTTAAACCTGCGCTACAATAGCTTTAGCAAGTAACGTTAACCAGAAGGAATGGCTAGTTCTTCTACCAACAAACAGCCGGCAATGATTGACCGGCCATTTCTTAACAGTACGTTAGTTACTGTTGCTTCTGGCCAGCTGTTTTCCACAAGCTTGATTCCAACAGCTGTGGGTAACGCAACAAACGTTCTTGATGTTGATAGTTCACTGACAGATACTTCTATCAGTGGTGCTTATATTGATGAGATCTGGTTACGTTATTCCAAAGAACGTAATATCTTTTTAGATGCAACAACTGCTGGAGCTGGAACCTATTCACAAAGCGGCACCACCGCTGTTGTTGTTACCCTTGCTAACCACAACTTAAAAGTTGGTCAATCTGTTTATCTGGATTACACCAGTGGCACTGCTGTTGATGAGACTGCAACTGTTACTGCAATTACCTCCGGCACCTTCACTGTTACCAGTGCAGGCACGTTAACAACTTCTGGTAACGTCAATGTTTATCAACCCATCGACATTTGTTTTTATGTGGTGGGTACTTCTTCTATTACTAACACCAACCAGTTCTTCCCTCTCTTTACTGTTAGCGTTCCTGCTATTGCTGCTAACCAAACCTACAGCTTAACGCTGAATGAAATCCTGCCGTTGATTAACCACCCTGTGCCCCATGCTGGTGACAAC